GGGCGAATATTAACAAATTGTGAACAAAATGAATTTCCCATGAACTTCATGAACAATTTGTTAATATTACAAAAGCTCACACAATCTTTACAACTCACTATAAAAATATTCATAATTACCAGACCACAATTCGTTAAAAATTTAACGAAATTCATAATGATTATAGTTAGCATATGCTAACTAAATCTTAATACAATGTCAATACATTTACTATTAACAGTTTACAATTTATATCTTACACAGACATAATATTGTGCTATACTATAACCACAACGAAAGGAGATTGAGCAATGAAAATTGTGAATGCTGAAATATCAACATGTCGGTTGTATAAATCCGAAGGTTGGTATTGGTGGGAGATAAGCTTATTGTTTGAAGATGGAACAGGAACAAATATTGTTAAATGTATATCTGACGGAAGTATTCCTAATGTGGTAAGACCGTCTGTTGCTATGATGTTAAACCTGATGACCATTACAGAAAGTTATTGTTTGGAGGAAATCCAAGGGAAATATGTGCGTGTGGAGTTTGACGATAGTGAAAAAATTGTTAGGATGATGCACATCATTAAACCGTATGAATTGATTTTTAGTGACTATGATTGATGGGGTTATTATGAATATATATTTTAAAAAAAGCCTTGGCATGACTGATGCTTTTATGTTGACGACATGGGACGAATTGGATAGAATAAATGAAGTATGTGATGATTACTTTATATTTAGGGGTTACGAAATAGATGATAATAAAACCGGACGATATGTCATATTCTTATATAACGCTAGGGGGTATTGCGTTAAAGATTCTGACCTCGAATATAAGCACATGATATTAGAGCCGTTGGGGTTAAGATTTAATGAGGGAGAAGAAGTAATTGAATTTATTGATACATGTCATAATAGAGGTTATACATACTGTTGTGATGGTAGAGCAACAGAATTAGAATTAGCGAGTGTTAGAAAATGTGTAGAATCGCCCTCTGGGTTGGCGCATTGTACAGTTGCGGGATTTAATGTTGTATCATGGGAGGCCGTAGATGATTAACCAATACGATATAAAAGATGTTAGCCGCGCGGGCGATGTTGGGATAATTATATTTGAAGATGTCGAGAACGAGAAAGTATATCCGAAGCGATAGAGGAGGTATTAAGACATTATGACAAAAACAGATAAAATGATTAAGTTGTATAACTATTATGAAATAATGTATCGTAGACACTACAGCGTATGTAAAAACAGCTTAGAGACCGATATTTATCAAGCGAAGCTGTCGGCAGTCAAAGAATGTATAGATATTATGACCGAGGGTAGCACAAATGACAGATAAAGAAGAATACAGACGTCTATATTATATTCTTAAGAAACGCGAACAAAGATTTTCGGCTTCAAAGGAATGGGCAAAGTATGATAAAGTGCTTAAAAGCGGACTATTTGATTTAGAAGCCCCTAAGGATATATCAGAAGAGGACGCCCCATTTTATCGAGAAGTTGCCGAAAGGTATATAAAAAATAAGTTTGCAAGTATCGCAGGCTTACGGCAAATTAGAAGAAAATCAGTCGCTACACTTCGTAGCCATAAATATAACATCAGCATATCACAGTTTAATAAATTTGCCGATTTTATGGCCGCGGCGAAGAACACAAAACTAATAGATATATATTCGTCGGAGGAACTTGCACGTGCGTTTATTAATGGAGATGCTAAACACAAGACTGTCCAAAATATTATCGACGAAATCAGTTAATAAGTATCTGGAAGTAATAGCGTCATGGGATATAGAAACGAGTAAAATTGAGTACAAAGATGAGACCCACGCGTTTATGTATATATGGCAGATGCATATATGGGGCATGCCTGTAATATATGGCCGAACTTGGGAAGATTTTATAACAGTGATGTCCGAATTAAACCGAATAATTCCGGAGAAGAAACGATTAATTATATATGTTCATAATTTAGCTCACGAATTCCAATTTTTAAAGGGCGTTCATGAGTTTGACCGAAAAGATGTGTTTTTAGTTGACGTTAGAGAACCTTTGTACTGTGTGTGGGGTAAAGTGGAATTTCGTTGTAGTTACAAGCTTGCGGGTGTAGGTCTTGAACGGTTTATGAAAGATATGAACGTTCCTAAAGCATTACAGAAAACGGAAATGAATTACGACGTAGTACGTTATCCTTGGACGGAAATAGAAACTGAAGATTTAATTTATATGCGAAATGATGTTGTAGGGTTATCATGCGCTATTAAATCGCTGTTAAAAGCTAACGGCGATACACTAAACACAATCCCGTATACTTCAACTGGATATGTCCGGCGTATGGCAAAAAAGGTGTTATTCACATATAACGGAATATTACGCGGTTTAGTGCCAACCTTACACGTGTTTGAACTGTTGCGTGAAGCGTTTAGAGGTGGAGATACTCACGCTAACCGTTTCTATGTTGGAAAGATATTATATAATGTTGGAAGCTATGACCGTGAAAGCTCATATCCTTACGAACTGGTTAATAAAAAATTTCCGCTGACCGAGTTTAGAGAAACGACAGATGATATTAAAACCATACTATCAAAGTCGGAAAAATTCGGATACGTATTCCGTGTACGATTGGAACATGTAGAACTTAAGAAATGGCATCAACCGTATATATCGTTCAGTAAGTGTAGGAACATAAAAAACTATTTGCTCGATAACGGACGAATATTATACGCTGAAAGTTTGGAGACAACAATAACAGAAATTGACTTAATGATTTTATTAGAGGATTATAACATTTCTTTGCACGATATAACAATAATAGAATGTTATAAGTCTCTCAAACGATATTTACCCTACGAATTTAGAAAGTTGGTGATTGATTTGTTTATAAAAAAGACAGAGTTGAAAGGCGGAGAAGATAAAATTTCATACGCAGAGTCAAAAAAGAAAATCAACGCTTTGTATGGTATGACCGTACAAAACACTTTGAAAGATGATATAGCGTATCTTTCTTCAACTGACGAATACTATCTTATAGACACGAAAGAGGAGAAACTTGCTAAAATGAAGCGAGCACCATTTCTCCCGTATGCTGTGGGGGTGTGGGTTACAGCTTATGCCCGGCAGGACTTAAAAGCTTTTATGTGGATAGTCGGAAGAGATTTTGTATATGCGGATACAGACAGTGTAAAACATATCGGAAATTATACTCCTGCCGATTATAATAAACGCATGGTCGCAGAGGCTCAAAAAATGGGCTACAAGGCGGTTGACATAAAGGGGGGTGCTCATTATATGGGGGTATATGAAAACGAAGGAATAAGCGAAAAATTCGTCACTCTGGGAGCGAAGAAATACGCACAGGTTAAGGACGGAGAATTAAAAGTGACTGTGGCAGGTGTCAATAAGAATAGAAAAGGGTCTACTCCGTCCGGCGCGGAAGAACTCGGCGATATTGAGAAATTCAAGGAAGGTTTTATTTGGAGTAAAGCCGGAGGAACGAGAGCGATATACAATGATAATGATACGGACATAGACTTAAAGATTGACGGTCATGATTTACATATATCGTCCAATGTTGCAATCGTTCCGACAACGTATAAACTCAGTACAAGTATAGATATTGAGGATATATTAAAACGTATCAGTAACTCATCGCTCGAATGGTTACGAAAAAATTATTTTGATATGGAAAAGATACGATGGATAGAGTAAAGAAAAGTAAATTATATCAACCGTCCGGTTATCCGGACATCGAATATCTGCTAAATAAAGGATTACCGTTTATGTGGCTGATTGGCGGTCGGGGTATCGGAAAGACATATACAATACTTGAAACAATAGTATTAAATCATCATACGAAATTTATCTTACTTCGGCGCAAAGCGTCCGAAGTGAAGAAGCTCTCTACAGAAGCCTTTAACGTATTCAAAAAACTGAATTCTGATAAAGGGATATATATTCAACCTTATCCAAACGGTGACGATTGCTATAGCTTTTATTATGCAGATGAGGACGGCAAGGCGTGGGGTGAATGTCTCGGATATATGATGAGCTTGTCAACATTTGCGAATTTCCGCGGCGGAGATATGACGGATATTGATTTTATAATACAGGATGAAGCGATACCCCAAACATTAAAGGGGCAAAGCATGAATGGCGAGGCATTCACATTTTTCAATGCTTATGAGACTATTAATCGTAATAGGGAGTTAGAAGGTCGTCCGGCACTCCGCGTTATTAGTATATGCAATTCTACAATTTTAAACAACGACTACTTTTTAACGCTCAATATGATTAGTCCAATTATGGAAATGTACCGTAATAAGAAAGAATTGAAAATAGACAGAGAACATGAACGTTTAATAGCTTTATATCTGAATTCGCCAATAAGCGAGCGCAAAAAGAAAACGGCATTATACAAATATACTAAAGATACATCGTTTGCAAATCAAGCTATTGATAACCTGTTCGAGGATATTGACAGCTTCTTAGACGTGTCACGTCCGCTTGCAGAGTATATCCCAGTCGTAACAATAGGAGAGATTACAGTATACAGGCATAAATCCAGACAAAAGCCGTATTACTTATCGACACATAAAAGCGGAGCACCTAAAGAATTTAAACTTAATGAATATGACATCTTGGTGTTCCGCAATAAATACCGAAGCATTGTAAACGCTGTGTATTTCGGAGAAGCCGAAGCGGAAAAAGGTTACTTATTAAAATTGTTATTAAAATATATAAAAATGTATTGAGGTGTATAAAAATGAAAAATAATTTTACATGGATAGAGATGTTGAAATTCTGGGCTGCTCGATTACTTATAGTTACCATTATTGCGGTAATTTTAATTTGTATCTTATATTTTAAATATAGATAAATATTAATTATTAAAGGAGAAAGAAAATGTATAACAAAACAGTAATTCAAGGCAGATTGTGTAAGGAGTGGAGCGAGGTTAAAACAAGTACCAAAGTTATGGTTGCAAACTCTCTGGCCTGCCAAATATTCAAAAATACAGTATTTTATGATATTATTGGTAATAAGGAACAATTAAAAAATGTGCTGCAATTTATTCCTAAAGGTGCAGAAGTAATTATTGAGGGTGTCGTAGAAAAGCCCAAAAAATCATTAGATTATAACCTTAGATTATTTATTGATAAGCTCTATATAGTCCGGGGTATCAAGCCGGATGAAACGGACGATGAGCCTCAGACAGCTTCTAAAATGCCAATTGTTAATGACGACGATTATTGTCCATTTTAAAAAATAAAGCGGGCTTCGCCCGCTTTATTTATGCCTGCAAGTGACAGTCCAGCTGCCGGAGAATGCCACGCCATTCGTATATAATAATATTACAGGCACTCCGGATACTGGAGACACGGAAATTAATGTTGATTCTCCACCTATTAAATTTGTAATATCTGCGTCAACAATATAATAATTTGTTAAATCGACATCCTTTCCGATTATTTTTAATATGTTATATCCTGTTACTCCACCCGCAGCTATTCGGACGATTCCTGTAGCTGAAGAAGTAAACACTTTTTCAACGGGTTCTATAGTTGCGGACGGTTTGGTCGTATATGTTATGATATAGTTATTATTTCGGAGAACAAATCCGGTACTATTTGCACTGTCAACATATAATTGCTCAGTCACAGCATCCGTTGTAATTTTCAAATAAATTTGTGGTGAATAATTATTAACTACTATTGCGTTAAGAATATTTTGTAATATAGTAAGCTGTGACGATGGAATAGTTTCACCGTTAGATGAAATTACAAAGTATGGATATGCTGGAATATATCCTAACACTGGTTCGTTATATGAAATTGAATTATTTGAATCTAAAGAAATATCAAATGAAGATGTAGTACTATAAGATGTAAGTCCCCTGAAACTTATCACAGACGCAGAACTATTATATAAATAGCAATAAACACGTTTACCCGTGGAAGTAAACGTAGCATCGCAATAAACAACCGATTTTCCAATATATTCCGATATTGTTTCGAAACTATAATTACATCTTGTGGTTTGTGGAGTTATAGTAAACTTCACATATAATGATGTTTTGTTCACCGCTTCCGTAACCGCTCGCTGCGACATTACCGATGTTTGACTTGTACCGGATGATTGAGATACCGCTATAAGCCCTATTCCGGTATATGTTATGTTTCCAGATGTAGTGTTAATCGTTGCACGATAGACGGCATTTTCATTAGAAAAGGGCAAAGTCTGAATCATCATTGTCGTTGATTGTGGCGAATAGGCTTCATATGCATACCTGACAAAATTATTGACAGAATCCTGGATATAATATCGGACGTTAGCTCTGGTTCGGTAATTTAGTAACTCGGACATCGATACATTTATAGTATCCTCCGTTGCAGTATGTCTAACAAAAACATAAAAACGTGTAAGAGTGTTCTCAATAGTTGTTAGTCTACTCCTAACAGATGAAAAATTTGAAGCTGTTTCAGTTTCAAATTCTGCTAAATTTGCAATATACTCATTGAGTTTCGCTGTCAATTCTTCTACGATAGTATTAAGACTGTTAATTCTGGAGCTTAAATAATTCATCTGTACCGTTACAGCGTTTTGGCTCATTACCTTATTTGTTGAATCGCCGGTCGTTTGAACTATTATGTTTTCAAATTGATTTATTAAATCTTCTGTTTCACGTTTAGCGGATTTTACATATTCAATTATCCAATCTAAATTTAAGTCGTGAAAATTTGTATAAGGAAAGTAATACATTCTGGCACCTCTTAATATAACAAAATACAAAATTCATTTTTAAATTCGTCACATATGTATTTATTAAAATCAAACATGACCAAATCTCGCTGACTTTGCGCCATTTGCTGACTTGTAGTTACTCCGATGTTTCCATGACGACTTAGCGTTACTGTACGATTTAATATATCACTTCTGCTTATATCGAGCTTTTGCGTATCTGTAAATGTGTGTTCCTCTGTAGTTGTGTGCGTTAAATTGTCAGTTCTGGTATTAGTAGAAGTAGTACTAAAATTATCAGTGTCACTATGCGCATCCGCTAATGTTGATGAATTAAATGCCGATACTTTATGCGTAGTAGTTCCGTCACGACTAGCATCCCCGCTGTCGGATACTGTTCCGGTATCATTAGTTGTAATACTATCTTCATTGGTTGTCCCGCCACTGTGTGTGTGCGTATCAGTTCCGGTATTAGTATCTTCTTGAGTAGTTGTCTCTTCCATATTGTAATTTTCAAGAGGTTCAAACGAATTATAGAATTCCGCAGTAGTGGTATTATATAATTCCGTAAATCTCACATCATTTACTTGAGCCCATGCACTAATAGCAATTTCAGCAAATTTAGGGTCGGGAAATATGAATTCAAGCTCCGCAGTATTTATAAGAATATATCCGGCGAGCTGTGTTGATATCCAATCACTTGAAACATTACACCAGCTTTTAAATTTTGAAGCTAAATCCTCAAAGTCAGCTGTTGTCGGAAGCGTTGAGTTGATTATTCCCATTATTGAAAGACAAGCGTCCATTAACATCTACCCTCCATTTAACCGACAGATTACCCTCAAGTTCAGGGAATATTTCTATAGCCTGCTCAATACCTCGCTGGACTTCCTTTAAACTCATATCCATTGCGGAGAACGACTGTTGTGTATTAGCTTCAACCTCCGATGTTATAAGTCGTTCTTTTTTATCAGTATTGGCAGTTGGTATACCTATTCGATTAAGAAAATCATTATATAGATTTTTAAGAAGTCCGTGTAAATCGTTTGCTATAAAATTATTCCGAATTTCATTATTAAACTTTACCCAGTGGGGGTTATGTTCTTCATCAAATAAATTTTTATCTATAAAGGCCGCAGGCTCACCGCTCGCAATTTTATCCATGAACTTCTTAAATGTTTCTGCTCCGGCTTTATTGTCAGAAGCGAATACATAAGCAAGCTTTGAATTCAGTATATTGGTATCAAGTGTTTCTGCAGTCAACGCCATCATATCGCCATAATAATTAACAATGTCAAGCATGCCGCAATAATCGGGACGTATTCTGATTACGGCACATTCTTTACCGATTATAGGTTCAAGTATTTGATTTATTCTCGGATTAGAAATTACAGCATTAGTAGGTTGATACTGTACATTATATCCTTTTAATCCCGCCTGTTGTGGAATTATACCGAATGCTGGAGTATCAATAACTGCAAAATACCCCCATGAGAATAGTACAGCTTTGAAATAATTGCTATCCCAATTCTCCGGGATTTCCCATTCCCAAACACTTAATAAATCAGAAAATAAATAACGCCTGAAGAATGCTGATAAAGCTGTATTCGTTACATGTATTGTTGACGGCGTAACAGGTGCCGTTTCAAGCATGATGTTACCGTATGAATACGGCGCACTATTCATAGAAAAAACCTCCGTTCAAGTACGCTTCAATTTTTGCGCGTTCCGGTGCGAGACAAGGGAATTCGACCTCTGCATTAGCGCACTTAATAAAACCTCCTACAGTGTTTAATACCGCCGGCGCGCAATATGGACGGCCAAACTCTGAATTATATTCGTCAGCTATTGAATAAAATGCTGAACATAATCTATTACTTTCAGCAAAAGAAAATGTTGCTAAATCCCCACCTGTTCCAGTCTCACGAATAAGCGGCACTCCGGCAATTGCCGCCCAAGTGCTCAATCCTGTTTCTACCGTCATATTTGAGCCGCCGGTAATAGTGCTTATAACGTTCATTGCACTACTTGCAACTGCAAGGTCTCGGGACAGCCCGGAAACCGCTTGAACATTTAGTAATACGTCAACTCCAACTTGCGCCTCAGATTCCGCAAGAATCATCGAATCGTTTCCATTGGAAACACGTAACCACCCTCTACCGGAAAATGCGTCAATGCCTATATAGATTTTGATAGATGTTTCATCAGCGATTAGACTACAATCTAATGGAATTTTGCCAAAGGGTTTAACAGACAATACCCGCTTTGTAAACAAATCAGAATTAACATAACTTCCACGACTCACAGTTTGTGGATGTTGTGGTAAAGTTACGGTTCTTTGCACACTTGAATATGAATGAGTATCAGGTATTATTCTGCATAATGCCGGCACTTTCCAATATCCCATATTAACAGTTTCTGTGCTTGTACCCCCAAAAGAACTTTTATATAATCTAATTGACTTTATAAAATCTAACGGATTAAATATCGCCGGGTCATATTTAATATCAACGTCCGATACTTGCCACCATGCAGACGAGTTATAAACACTATCTATAAACTGTTTATACTGCTCTGATGAAAAAATGTAATAAGTTATGCCGGTACTTCCACCACCCCCGGAAACTCCTACAACATAATAAAACTCGTCAATCCATGGAGATGTAATATCAGTTATGTTCACTGTTGGGTTTGTCATTACCGGATACACTGTATCAACAATACGTCCGTTAAATGTTCCACTGCAACGCTCTACATAATGTGTGCCTGTTCCAATATCGCCCTTATATGTTGCCATAGGGTCAACTTCAAGTGTTGCAATCCAATTCCGTTCCACACATTCCCATTCCGTTATAAAATAATATCTCGCAAAAGCATCAATATAAGCGTAATTATAGCTCGCAGGAAAATAATCGACCGCCCCGGCAGCCTGAAAGATAATGATAGGTTTTAGTATTGTGCAATTATCTTTCAGCGTTCCGGTGTATGTGAACCCCCCTGTGGTGGGGGGTGTTTTGGTTGAATTATTCCTCTTTCCAAAACCTGAATATAACGTAACTTGCATATTATCAGTCCAATGTAAATACTACAGCGTTCTCGGTGAAATCATTCCAAAAACGGTCGGTGAAATGCCATGCGACATTATAATAACCGCCTGTAATATTGAGGGGGCTTGTTGCGCTCCATTCGTTAACAACTGTCATGCCGCAGGATTCCTCATCACAGAGGAGTGCAAATACTTTAGGAACAGACACCTCAGAGCCCGGCGTTGTAATAGTGCCGTCAGCCTTGAGATATGACGGCGTTACTTTAACTGTATCAGGTGTTTCGACAGACTGCCAGAAGTTGACCGTTTCATGGTCTGCATAACGCAAGAATGTGTCATGATAAGTATCTGCTATCGCGCGCGCTGTACTCTCATACATCGCCGGAGCATACATATATAGTCTCTGGTTTTCATACGGTGTATGACGAGTTATTGCTTTACCAGTTACATTGATATGATGTAGTTGCAAACGCTCTGTAAGAAGCGCGGAAATTGTAGCTATTCGAGCATATACAAATTTCATAAAGTCGGGGTAAACATCCGGAGCCATCACCGTTACGGCTGTATATTCTCCGCCAGTTTTCGTATTGTATTCTGTAAGCAAATGCACATTCTGTTCTGTACCGTCGCCGGACACAATTCCACCAATAAGATTAGAAAGCGTTGCGCGCTTAAGGTTTTCATGTGCTGTCTCTATCATATCCATAATATTACCGGTTACCATGCTGTAGAAGCTTGCCAACTCTTCCGGTGAAGTGAATGCGCACTCCAACTGTTCCCTAAAATATGACCGTTCAATACTGAACACATTCGCACCATAGAAATTAGTCTGCAAAATGTTTGGACGGCGGAGTTTGTACATGTCTACACTCTGCCCATCCTCTGGCAAAGCAAATGCTGTATCATCAATATACGCTCCATCGGCGATATTGAGTTTGCGGACAATATTGCCCCAACGTTCCGAAGACACTCTTAAACCCTTAAATTTTTCAGAATATGGTCTAATTGAAAATATAGTACGTGATACCATTTGTGTTATTGCTGACATAACAGGGTCTGTTCCGTTCTTTAAAGCGGTTGTCGCTACAGATACAAAGTCACTGGTATTTGTAGGAGTTAGCACAATCTGACCCGTAGCCTGCTTAACAATCGATGTTAATAATGTTGATACCTGGTTAAAATTCAATTCATTTACACTTGCCATTATTTCTTATTCCTTCCGTTAATAATATAATCGTTTATATCGTCTATTGTAGTTGTTTTATCTCCGCCTAAATTCCTTAACTGATTAGTCGCTATAATCGTTTTCTTTAAATCATCAATGCTTTTCTGCAAATCTTTTATATAATCAATATTCCCCGAATGTGTTTCTTCCGGCGTTATTGATTCAGTCTTCACCTCCGGCGTTATGGTTTCAGACTTCGCCTGCGAAATATCCGCTACCGTTTCTGCGGGTTTAGACATTTCTATAATATCTTCTTTTGTAAATCCTGCGTCTATTAGTTTAAATATATCTTTAATTTCCATTGTGCAAACTCTCCACTAATTTTTTTAATTCTTCAACAGCTTCTGTTAATTTATTAATTGTTTTGGTATTCATTATATACAATGCTATACATGCAGCAATAGGAAAACCTAAATTTGCTATAATTTGAGTGACATCTGTAAAGGTCAT